AAAGCAATTGAGCTACTTGATGAAGTGAAAGAATCCATAATCAACGCCTATGAGATAAAGACTGGAAAATCGAGAGTGGTTTTAAGTCATTTAATGGACAGTGAAACATGGATGAATGCAAATAAAGCGATAGAGCTGGGATTTGCTGATGGGATATTAGAAGATGCAAAAAAGATAGTATCACCAGCGGAAAGTTACCAGTTTTCTAGCCGTGAATTTGAAAACAAGCTATTAAACAAGATAGCAGACAAAGTAACAAAAACTAAACCTTACAACGAAGGTCGTAAAGTCATTGAGCTCAAAAAAGAGCTTGAGAAAATCAAAAAATATATTTAAGGAGGTACAAAAAATGACTATTACAGAACTTAGAGAAAAAAGAGCAAAGACATGGAATGCAATGACAGCATTTCTAGATTCCAAACGGAATGAGAGTGGTGTACTTAGTGTTGAAGACGACGCTACTTACGCCAAAATGGAAAAGGAGCTTGACCTACTAACAAACGAGATTAAGCGACTTGAAAGGAAAGACATGATAGAAGCTGAGCTTAACAAACCAGTTTCAAACCCTATCACAGCAAAGCCTATGAAATCTGATGAAGAAGAGGAAAAGGTAGGCAGAGCGTCAAAAGCGTACAAGAAGAGTTTTTGGAATATTATGCGAAACAAGTATTCAAACGCTCAGCTTTTAAACGCATTGCAAGAGGGCACTGATTCTGAGGGTGGATATCTAGTACCAGACGAGTTTGAAAAGACACTTGTTGAAGCACTGGAAGAAGAAAACATTTTCAGGAAATTAGCTCATGTCATTACAACTTCAAGTGGCGATAGAAAAATACCAGTAGTGGCTTCAAAAGGGAGTGCATCTTGGGTAGACGAGGAAGGGACTATTGACGATAGCGATGATAGTTTCAGTCAGGTTTCTATTGGTGCATACAAACTTGGAACTCTAATAAAGGTATCAAACGAACTTTTAAATGACTCAGTGTTTAATCTTGAGACATACATTTCAAAAGAGTTTGGTAGAAGAATTGGAAACAAGGAAGAGGAGGCATTCTTTACTGGAAACGGAGTAGGGAAACCAGTAGGAATATTCAACGCAACTGGTGGTGCTCAAGTGGGAGTAACCACAGCAAGTGCAACTGAAATTAAAGCAGATGAGATTATCGATCTTTTCTATTCTTTAAAAGCACCATATAGGAAAAACGCAGTATGGATAGTAAACGATGCAACTGTGAAAGCTATAAGGAAGCTAAAAGACGGAAATGGAAATTATCTCTGGCAACCAGCTTTAACCAGTAACACTCCAGATACTTTACTTGGAAGACCAGTGTACACCTCAAGCTATGTCCCTACAATTAGTGCAGGTGCAAAGACTATAGCATTTGGTGATTTCTCATACTACTGGATAGCAGACAGGCAAGGTAGGACTTTCAAGAAACTATCCGAGCTTTATGCTGCAACTGACCAGACTGGATTTGTAGCAACTCAAAGAGTGGATGGCAAGTTGATACTACCTGAAGCTATAAAAGTGTTAGTACAAAAGTCGTCATAGGGAGGTGAGGTGTTATGGGAGAATATAACGCAAAAAACTATACAGAGCAAGGTGGGGAAAAGACAGTAATTGGTGGCATTTTAGAAATCAAAGAAGGTGCCACTGTTACAGGTCTACCAGAGCCAGAGATACCAGAGGTAGGAAATGCAACAACTACAAAAGCTGGGGTTGTAAAGCAGGCAGAAAATCAACCAACCTCTGAAGCAACAACGGTAGATGAATTACTAGCAGACTTCAACACATTGCTTACAAAGTTAAAAACTGCAGGAATAATGGAAGCTGATAGTGGTGAATAAAAAGGGAGGTGGCAGTAATGAGTGCAAATGACTTATTAGAAAGGGTGAAGGAAAATTTAATTGTGATGTTTTCTGACGATGACGAGCTGATTTTAAGTTTCATTACTGCTGCAATTACCTATGCTGAAAGCTACCAACATTTAGAAGAAAACTACTATGCAAATAACCCATGTCCTGAAACCACCAAGCAAGCAATCATAATGCTGGCAAGTCATTTTTACGAAAGTAGAGACGGTGGCACTGGTGGTTTCTTTGGTGGCAATACAAATGCAGCAGAGCAGACATGGAAGACGGTAAATCTACTATTAAGACTTGATAGAAAATGGAAGGTGTAAAGAAAATGGGACTAGGATTAATGAATAAAAAGGCACAACTTTGCACCATTCAAAACACAACCGATCCTGAGGGCTTTGTGTCGAGTTTGTTGGTTGTTTTAGCAGACCTTCGAGTGTTTGTTGAAAGTAGGCATGGGAGCGAAAGGTGGGCAAATTTAGCCTCGTTTAGTGAAGCGACTGATTTGTTTAGGTTTAGAAAAATACCCAATATTGAAGTTACTACAAAGCATTACATTTTATACGACGACAACCAGTATAACATCTTGTCAGTTGAGAATGTAAAAGGTAGAAACATGTATATTGAGGTAATGGCAAAAAAGGTGGAGGCAACAAATGGCTAGGTGTACATATAAATTACCAGAGGAACTACTTAGGAAGTTATCAACGCTTGGAAGCAAGATGGACGAGATTAGTGAGGTGGTTTTAATTGCTGGTGGCAAGGTGGCATTAGATAAGGTGCAGTCAAATTTAAAGGGTGTTTTAAGCGGCACATCAACTGGTGAGCTTTTATCTTCACTTGGGCTTTCAGGTGTCAAAATTGATAGAAATGGTAACTCAAATATAAAGGTTGGGTTTAGTGAGCCAAGAAGTGATGGGAAGTCAAACGCTATGATTGCAAATGTGATCGAGTATGGAAAACATAATCAACCTGCAAAGCCATTTTTAAAGCCAGCAAAGACATCTTCAAGAAAACCGTGTATTGAAACCATGACTAAAAAACTAGAAGAGGAGATTAAAAAATTATGAGCATATTATCAGAAACAAAAGCTATAATTGAAAGTTTAAATATCCCTGTTGAGACTGGAGTGTTTAAAAACATAGCACCTGAAACCTACATTGTTTTAGTTCCTTTAGCTGATTCATATCCGTTATCAGCAGACGACAAGCCAGAGGTGGATTATCAGGAACTTAGGATTTCTCTATTTTCAAAAGGTAACTATATGAGGGTGAAAAACGAGATAGTAAAAAAACTAATAGATAACTCTTTTTATGTTACTGAAAGGAGGTTCAACGGATTTGATACTGGGAGTGGCTATTACCAGTACTCAATAGACATAGCCAAAAACTATTTATTTAAGGAGGAATAAGAAATGGCAACAATTGGATTAGACAAACTATAC